ATGCGTCACCGAGCACCATGTGCTGCCCGGTTGTCCACGCCGTCGCCGGGACCGCGGTGACACCGGACATCGCGGCCAGATCAGCGGGCGCGGTCGCACCGACCGGCGTCCACGTGCCCGGCGCGCCCGCCACTGCACCGGTCGCCGTCGGCGGCGGACCTGTCGGCCCTGACGCGCCACCGTCGCGAAAGTCCTTGCCCCATCCTCCGGGGTTGCTCATCGAGATTCCTCCGTTTCACACACGGACCAAGAGTGGTGAGGGGTCCATAAGTTCCCTCACCACTCTCAATCCGCTCCCCAGAACTACGGGTGACGACCAGCGACCCAGGCGGACGTACCGTCGTCCCAGTACGCCTCGCCAGCAGCCCCGGCGGTACCGGTCTGCATGTACGACCCGGCCTGCCATGCCGTAGCCGGAGAGGCGACAACCGTGACGGGGTTCCCGGCTTGCAGGTTCGCCACGCTCGCGGGCGGGGTCGAACCCGTCGGGGTCCACGTGCCTGCGGCACCGGCCACTTCGGTCGCGCCGGTTGCCGGACCGGCCGGGGCTGTCCCGACCTGCCACTGGCTCCCATCCCAGTACGCCGTGGTGGTATCGCCCAGCACGACGTTCTGACCGTTGGCCCACGGGGCTGGCGGTTCGGCCTCGATGGTCGAGTTCGTCAGATCCGTGAACGTCTCGGGGGCTACCGCCCCAACCGGCGTCCAGAAGCCCGGAGTACCAGCCGTTGCGCCAGTTGCCAGATCGGCACCGCACCCCAGCGAGTTGTCCGGGGTGTACGTCCACGCCCCGGTCCAGCCAAGGGTCGGCTTGGACTGCGACCGGACGTAGCTGAACGGGTTGGACAGCGCCGCCCGGTAGGTGACGAAGTCTTCGTTCGCTCCCATCGCCGGGTTGAGTCCGTTGGCGGTGAGGCCGTCGTTGCCGACCCCGGTGCCGGTGAACTCGTTGGCGAGCGCCCCGTTGGTGAACTCGCGGTCACCTTCGTAGCGCACCCGGACGTACGGGAACACCCAGTGGTAGTACGGGGTGCAGGCGGCGGGCTTGCCGCGGACGATGGCCTTCGACCAGATCTCGATGGCTACCGGGTTCCCGACCGTGGCCCCGACCGACGGACTCGTATACCCGATCACGGTGCCAGCGGACTGGCAGATCGGGTTGTCCGGGCCGGGCGGCGCAGTGGGGTCAGTCAGGATGTCGGTGGCCGCGCAGATGATCTTGCCTCCGGCGATCAGCGCCGACGCTTCCGGGTCCGGTGAGCACAACGACAGGTTGAAGGTGATGCCCTTCATCGAGTCGTCGGCCTTGAACTGGATGCAGATCGAGCCGTCCGCCGCCTTCTCGGTGATCTCGTCGCCGTCCTCGAACTCCGTGCCGAACGACGCCGAGATGAACCCGTTCGTCGTCAGGATCGGCTTGTTCGTGTCGATGCTCCCGTCAACGTTCAACGGGGTGATGCGGATCGCGTCACCCTGGATGCTTGCCGCTCCGTCTCTCGCTGCCATCTCACACCTCCTTCATCAGGTGTTGGTTCCCCGACCCGGAGAGGTCGCAATGGTGCGGTCCGGGCCGGGGAGGACGGTTGGGATCACTCGACAATCACGCCACCCGCAGGCACCGTCGCGATCGCGGGCGTGAACCCACCGCGGATGGTGACTGGCGTGGTGCCACGAAATGCCCAGGCCGTTCCGGCGACGGTCGGCCCCATGTAGGCGACCTGCTCGAACGTCTCGGAGAACTCGCAGAACTTGTTCTTCTGCACGTCTTCCTTGGTGCGGACCACACCAAGGTCGAGGGAGCCGCCGTCGAGCCGGGTGAACACACCAGGCAGGGTCAGCAGCCACTCGGCCGGGGTCGGGTATCCGCAGTTCGAGTCGAAGTTCGACGTAGCCGCCGTGGCGGCGGTGCCGACACCGACGGGGATGTCATCGATGTACCACACCGGGTCCACGTTGATGTCCGACAGGTAGCCGTTGATCTCAGCCCACGACGTGCTCAGCGTGTCGTCGCCGGGGATCTGGACCGACAGGTCCGCCGCCATCGCGTCGCGCAGCCACGCCGGGGCGTAGAGGCGAAGCTGAGTGGTGAGCGAGATCCGGTTGGCCCACCGGAACTGGGCGGCGGCGAGACGCACGGTGATCAGGAAGTCACGTGCGACGCCGAGCGGCGTGTCCGGCGTGCCGACGACCCCGGTCCCCCCGGAGCAGGCGTTGGTGACGCCGGGCGATCCGAAGATCGAGGCGAGCAACCACTGCTCACGGAACCGGGCCTGGGCGACCATCACGAGGTCCGTTGACGCCCTGACGAGTTCCGGGTTGGCCCGGGTCATCAGGTTGTCGAAGCACAGGCACAGCGGCACGGCCATCAGTTCGACGGTGTGCTCTGCGCCGCACGGGATGTCCACGCAGGGCTTCAGTTCTTCGGGCGTGCCGTCCATCGTGGAGCCTGACACGAACTGGAAGTTCGGTGGCTGCCCGTCGGCGGCGGTGTTCTTCCAGAACCCGAAGTTGCCGTCCATCACCGCGGTGAACTGGGCGAGAGTCGGCGGCTCCTGCCAGATGATGCCGCCGCGGTCCACACCGAAGCTGGACAGGCTGTCGGCTACCGGGGTGTCGGTGGTGCCGATCCCGGGGATGTCGTACAGCGGGGTGCGCGGTGCGCACCATCCGGCCGCGGTGAGCGACTCGACGGACTGGTGTTCAGCGGCGTACCGGCGGATCTTGACCGAGTTACCTTCCGGGTCTCCCCGGCGCAGGATCCGGTCCTCGCCGTACTCCGCTTCGAGGTCGCGGCGGAAGCTGGCGACGATGACATGCTCGCCGTCGCCGCGGACGCCGCGCATCCCATTGATCTTGCGGGTCAACGCCTCGATGACCTCGTCCATGTCGCTGAGTTGCTGACCGGCGGTCAGGCCAGGGATGTCACCCCCGGCAGTGATGGCGTAGTGGGCCGAGGATGCCACCGCCGCGGGCTTGTGCGCGTCGGGCACGTCGGCGTTCGTGACTTCTTCGGCCACGTTCTCTACCTCCGAGGTGGTTACGGGAGCGACCGGCTCCCCTTCGGCTGACTGTGCGGAAGCCTCCGGTTCGGCATCGCCCGGCTCCCCCTCAGCGGGGGCTTCGGCGGGCTGCTCCGGCGCGTCCGGGGACTCCGGGGTGGCAGGCTCAGACTCGGCGGGTTCATCTTCCGCGGGTGCGCCTTCCGGCTCACCGTCGGGGGTTTCTTCCGTGCCGGGTTCGTCGGTCTCGGCGCTGGCGGCGACGGTCTCACCCTCCATCGGAGCGGCCTCTGGGGCCGGTTCCTCAGCGGGTGCGGCGTTCGACCGCTTCTCACGGACCTGGTCGAGCGCGTCGGCCAATGTCTGCATCGTCTCCACGTCACCGGCTGCGTCGGCGGCGTCGAACGCGGCGACCATCTCGGTCTCCAACGATTCCAGTTCATCGGCGGACAACTCATCGAGCCGTGCCAACCGTTCCGCGAACTCGTCCATGCGGACTCCTTCGTTGCAGGGTTGGATTCGGTACGTCTCGGCGTCTAGGGCAGAGGTACACCGCTCCTGCACAGGAGTCCTGGTCGCTCTAGGTCGGGGACCGTAGCAGGCCCGACTGGGTCACCCTGGGATTCTCGGGGTTTCCGTATACTCGACTGTCGTGCAGCAGTGCTGTCTGTGCGGCCAGCCCGGTGTCATCACGATCAACACCGATTCGTACTGCGAGCTTCACGACGAGATCGGCGTCGAGCGGACCGCCCGGATCACGGCGTGGAAGGGTGGCGCGCCACGTGACGTGATCGAGGAAGCCGGTTTGTGGGCGTTGGAGCAATACCTGACGAACCCGAAGGTTCGCCGGGAGTTAGGCCGCTAAGCCTTCAACGCGGCGAGCCGGTCCATCACATCCTTGGGTGCCCGCAACGCCCGTGCCCGCTTGCGGATGTGGGCCAACGTCTTGGCCCGATCACTGGCCCGGCCGAGCGACTGGATGGCGTTGTTGAGGTCGGTGAGATCCGCGATGGGGTAGGAGCCGTCGGGCATCGCCAACCCCTTCTTCGCCGCCGTCTTGCGGGCCTTGGCGTTCCAGTCGCCGCGGGCCACGATCCCCGGCCGGTGACCGCGGACCCGTGCCCGCAGCGCCGCTTGGAGACACTCGCCGGAGGTCAAATGGAACGGCATCCCGTCCCCCCACGCCGACGCGTATACCCGATCTCGCAACGCTTGTAGCCGGTCGTCTTCGCGGCCTTCGTCCTCGTCGGGCAGGCCGACCTCGTCGTCGTCGCCCTTGCCGCCTTCCTCGTCGGGCAGATCTTCGATGGACTCCGCGACCGGCACCTGTCCCAACGCCACCATCTCGCGGGCCATCTCGACGGCTGACGTGAGCGCTTCGCGCCGTTCGAGGATCCGGCCGAGCAGAGCGGCTTCGACCATGCGCAGCCGTTCATCGAAGCTGGACATCGCCGCGGTGATCGACCCGTTGGCTTCGTGGGAAGCGAACTGGTCGATCATCGCCTCGACCACTTCGGTGGAGCCTGCGGCGACGAGCGCCATCGGTTGACCGGCAGCGACCCGTGCCCGGGGAATGGGGAAGCCCGGCACGTTCACTGAGCAGACGGCGACCAGTTCGAGGTTGCCGTTGATCGGACGCCAGTCACCCGAGACGCCCGACGCCCGCAGCTTGCGCAGCTTCAGTTCGTCCACGTCGGGCCGCAACGCTCCGGCGACCCAGATGCCGTGCTTGTCCTCCCCGACCGCCACATCCATCATCGCGGAGTCGGTGTTGTCGTAGTGGGCGACCGCCTCCGCGACCGACGCTTCGAGCGGGGCGTGCCCACCGACCAGCGAGATCTGGCCGACGTTGACCTCCCGGCCTTCGGCGGTGTGGATCAGCCCGGTGGCGAAGAACGCGTAGTTCGACTTCGAGTGGGGTGCCCGGATGCGGCCGTTCATGCCGATGTGATCCTGTTTCCATCCGGCGATATGCCCGTATACCCGGCCGTCGGCCTCGATCACGAGCGGCGTGACCTTGTCGAGCGTCGGCGGGTCGAACCAGTCGGCGGGCGGGTTCACCGGGAACCCCGCGGCGACCAGCACTTCGGGGAACTTCACGAGGTGCAGCGACAGTGCTTCGCCCTCGTAGACGCCGTCGGCAAGGTCAATCGGCTCGTCCAGCAACGTCATCT